TCTAATCTTTTTTAATTTTTCTTCAAGCTCTTTTTCTTTTCCTACACCAAAATCCCAATTTTTAATTGCATCAAAATCTAAAGTAACAAGGTCTTTTAAGCCTGAAAGTGTGCCAGCTATTGCCCAAGTTAATTTTGTAAATAAAACAACTAAACCTTCAATTGCAGGGCCAAAACTAACAATAAAAGAAGTTTTTAATTCAGTAAAAGAAGCAGTTAAAATATCCATTGTTTGTTTTACTTGGTAAAAAGATTTATCCATGTCTGCGGTATATTTACCTTGAGCCGCCATAAGTTCTTCATATACTTCTCTAACATCAAGCCCTCTCATTGCCCTTCCTAAAAGCTCTACAGTTTTAGCTGATCGAGTAGCTGAATCAGGAATTGCGCTTAATTGTTTCAGAGTTTTTTCAAGAAGTTTATCTGTAGGTAAATTGCCAATGTCAGCAAGAGATACTCCAAGCTTTTGAAATACTGCGCGAGTTTTATCCGAGCCTGATGCGGCTTCATCAATTTTATTATTAAATGCGGCAAATAATTTTCCAGCAGAATCAGCACCGCCACCTGCAACAAGTAAAGCTTCATTAAGAGCTAATATGTCATGGATTGCAGTATCATTGGCTTGAGCTACTTGAGATATTTGATCAGCATATTGAATTGCGGATCTACCAAGCGCAAGAAAAGAAGCTGAAACGGCGGCAAGTCCAATTTTAGTGGATGCAGAAAATCCTTCTACTTTATCTTTAGCTTTACCAAGTCCTGCATTAAACTCGCCTGCATCAAGCCCAAGTAAAACCGCTAATCTTGAAATAATTGCCATTATTCACCTTTAAATTTATTCATTGTAAATCCAGGTGCTTGTGTCATAAATGTTAATAATGAATCGCTAGGATCAGCTTCTTTATCATCATAGATATAACCATAAGCACTACCAATGACACCTTTTAGATTATAAGGCAAACTACTACTTGAGCGCATATAATTAAATACCCCAGCAGTAAGCGTCCCTAGGGTTGTTATAAGGTTTTTATTTCCAATCAACCCATCAGCATACATAACAACAATTTCGTTGAATATAGCATCATCTAGCGCGTCTATACTATCTTGTGTATGCCCGTTAAAAACCATAGACGCTCTAACTTGGGTTCTTAACGAGCTAGTTATTTTGAACGAATATCTTTATAGTCAGGACTTAAAATTTCATTAATTTTACCTAAAAATTCTATTTGAATTTGTAAAGGTATTTCTGCATTAATATCTTCATAAGTTAAAGTATTAATATCTTGCCCATCTTGTGGAACTAAAAATTTAAAATATTCTAAAACTTGATATTGAGTTAAGTGAGTATTAAGTGCAGATTCTCTAATTGATCTGCCATTTACTACAATATCATTTTCTGTTTCTTCAACCTTATCTTCAGGTTTAATAACTAAATTTGTTTTTAATTCTTTATAAATAGCTTCAATTTTTTCAAGATTAGGTGAGTTTCTATAATTATAAATTGATTCAATTTTTGCAACACTAGGAACAATTACTTTAAAAGTAGCTTCATTAAATTTTAGTGTTCTTGTAAGAATAGATTGTTTGTGATCTTCATATTCTTTTCCTAATAAACTTCCTAATTTACTCATATCTTATTTTCCTTTTTGTTATGAATTTTTTGCTTTATATGAATCCATTTTTTGTTTTAAAATTATGCCTAACTGTGTAGCTACCATTTGCGCTTGTGATTCTAATGACACACGCATAAATGGTTTAGCTGACATATTAGCCGTTCCAAATTCATTTGCTATAGCTCTAGCGTCAAACATAACGCCTTGCTCTGTATAAAACTTTCTTTTAGCTTTTTTATAATCTTTGCCTTTTAAATTACCATATTCGGCTTGGAATTGTTGTTTTACTTTTTTAGGAATTGGTCGAGATGAAACGAGAGATATAACAGAATCTTTTGGTGTTACATATCTTGACTTCATATCTTTTCTAGTAGGTCGCCTTGCAGTAATATACAAAGAACGATCCAATGCACCTGTGTCTTTCGGTGATAATGCTTTTGCCATAGCCAATACAGGCTTCATGGCTTCTCTAACTGCTGGTATCAATACTTTACTTTTTGCGTCTTTGTCGCCAAATTGTTCTTGAAATTCTTTAAATGCATTAAGAGTTTCTTTTAAGCCATTGACGGCAAACTTGACACTCATTATTCTGCCTTAATTATTTTTTGATAAATCGTATTATTAAGTTTAATAGCGTAATCAACGGCTTGTTCGGGCGTTAGTTTATCAGCATGATTTTTAGCAATATCGTGAGCTAAAGCAATGCCTGTTAAGCGTTGTTGGGCAAACCCAAACCAGTTCTTTTGACCTGAACCAGCTTGGGATACCAAATAACTTAATAGATCATCAGTTGTTTTAACTTGTGTTGTCATTTCTTTTCCTCAATTAATTAAGAGTTAGACCATCCGTATTGGTTGCCGCGTGGATGAACTGTAAACATACATTTAGCTTCAGCAGTTGGGTTAGGATCAACTTGGAATTGACCTACGCGACCATTAAATGCGTAATTAACATAATCTGTTCCATCGGTTGCCTGAATAACAAAAGTTCTATCAATTGTGCCGTTTTCAGCATCATCTCTCATTAATAGTAATTGTGTATCAGCAGGATTCCATGCCGCAGTAATAGTCATTGATGTTGGTGGAGCTTGTGTAGGAATCTTGTCAGATTGACGAGAGCCTGCCACATTATAGTTTGCAACTGCATCATCTTGACCAAAAGCAGGGATAGCTTCTACTGGTAAAACATTAGCTGAAACACAAAAAGCGTCTGTATTAGCGAATGTTGATAATTCAGCAATTGTTAAAACAGTTGGAGTTGCACCTGCTTGACAATATAGAGTTGCGCTAAAACCTGGTAAAACTTTATTTGGAAGTGCCATAATTATTTCCTCACATTAAAAAAATTAAAAAATCTTATGTTGGTATATATAAAGTGCAGTCCATAAATATATTATGAAGCCCAATCTCATTGTCGTATCCATGATATAACCACACTACATCCGCCTTTGAAACATTAAAGCTATGGCCACCGCCACCAAAAGTTCCACTAAAACCATGTAATGCTTGCAAAATATCGTTAGAGGTATCAAAACCATCTGCCATTTCTTGCGTAAATACACTAATCTGAAAAACAGGGGTATCTATACCTTTAATACTTTGAACATTACCAGTATAAACTGGTTGATGCACATCTCTTAATTGCCAAGTAATAAATTTAGGTTGCGTTGCATAATTTCTATTAAAATTTGCATATACAGGTATAGGCGTAACTATACTAGATAATTCTGCCTGTATTGCCTGTGCATATTCTCTAACATCTTGTTGAGTTGCCATCTATACATCTACACTTGGTTTATTAAAGTAACATATTAAAGTTACACTCATTCTATCATTAGATATACTAGAATCAGCTATTCGCCAATCAACATTTTGATAAGTTATTGAATATAAATTATCGTTATCTACTATATCTCTTGTGTTTGGTGTGTAGTTAAATTTCATTTGCACCAAATCACTATATATTCTAAATTTTTCTGAAGTGCTTACACTAGCTCTTACTTCAGATATTAATGGCCTGCTTGTAAATTTAAGAGTTTTAGTTGTTTGTGTTTCACCATAACTGCTTGTGGCAAAAGACAAGTCATTAACTTCTACTGTTTCAAATTTTGTTATGGCCATTTACATCACCAATGGTTTATAAGGTCTTAATAAACAATCCACTCCATAAGGAATCTTTTGCAAACCATCCGTTACTGATTCTGATCTATTATTATAAAGATGGGTAAATAATAATAATCCAGCTTGCTTAATTACAGGATAAGCCTGTGTAAAGTTTGCATTTTGCGTATATTCAACAATAACAGGACTTGTTCTAAAAGTGCTTACATCCGATGGAATGCCGCTATTTAATACAACTTTATTTCCTGTCGAATCATAATAATAGTTAGTTGAAGCAATTGTTGTTAAAACGCTTGGCGTGCTTCCATTATAATAAGCAACTTTTGTAATGCTTAAATTACCACTATTAAACTTATCAACATAACTTGTAACTGGCAAATCTAAATAAACAGGCGTTGAAAAATTAGCTGATAAGCCATAATAAACCCTATATGAAGTAGGGAATATTGACATACCAAGATAATCTTCAATATGCATGCGAACCGCTAATTCTAAACTTTCTAAATACGCATCTTGCGATTCATCAGTTCCTAAATTTAACTGTTGCGCTATTTCGTCTATTGTTAGCCAGTTTGTAGTTAAGTCGCGACTAATCTGTTCAAACTTATCATAGTTGAACGGATTGCGAGTAGTTCCATACGGCACTTGCCCAAGCGTGTCGCTCATTATTAAGCCCCTACTAAAAATACGCCTGCAAAAGGATTTCTAACAGTTGATGCTAATCGTTTTTCTGCAAATAAAGTTATAAAGCCAGGTGCAGTTTGATCAAAGCGTTTAATATTCATTTCCTCTGCATCAGCAATAGTTAAGAATTGATCCCAATTTGCTAACACGCCTGAAATTTTACCTGCGGCTGGAGCGGCTAAATAAGGATTAACAATAACAGGGAATCCGAATAAATAAACTAATGATCCGCCATCTTCCGTTCCTGTTTCTACAAACATTGGAGCGCCACCTGTTGATCCTTTTAATTTTCTTAATTGAGAAATTAAAGAAGGATGTAAGTGCCATGCAGTTGTAGGTAATGCCCAATATTGACCAGGCAATAAATTAGCCGCATTAACAATGTCGTCATAAGTAATTGCTGAAGCTGAAAATTCTTCTTTTAAAATAGTATGAATACCATTAGTTATAGCAGTTCCGCTTGAGCCATAAGATGCGGCTGAAGTGCTTGTGCTATATACAACTAAACCGCGCAAACCGCTAGTTCCGCCAGTTGTTGTTGTTGATGAGCCTGCTTGATCGTCATTAAGAGCCATTGACTGTGCTTCTAGCGATGATAGCTCAAGCATTAAGTCGTTAGAGATAGCTGGATCAATGCCATTAATATCATCCATAACGGCAGTTCTAATTGGTAATTGTGCAGTAATAACTCTAGTCGGTAATTGCCATATTGTTGTTGCAATATTTGGGCTACCACTATTAGGAGTTACAGGGTATGTAAAAGGGTTTGTTGCGTCTGCGGCATTACCTGTTTTAGCCACGAATTGAGCGGCTGATCCTGTGTATGTAACTTGACGGCTTCCCATTCTAAATGGGTTTGCATATCTTAAAGCGGCAAAAGCGTCATCAAAATAAACTCGACCACCAATATTTAAACCTGATCCTGTTAGCGTTGATGCTTCTTCTACATCTTTGGTCTTATTCTTATCAGTAAAATTAACTGTGGC